AAAATGGACGAAGAAAAAGAAATCGCAAGAATCTCGATAAATAAGACACAGTCTTTCACAGAGATATGGTACGAAGGAAATGTATTGTTTGAAGACAAAGAATATAGCTTCTGGGTTGTAGATCCAAGAGGAAAAGATCCAGAAGGTAGAGAATACGCTATAGAAGTTAGATGGTGGTTCAAACAAGTACCAAGAGAAGTACGTGCAATGCACGATACAATTGTAGAAGCATATAAAGAAATGAAAGATGATAACAAGAAGTGAGAAAGAGTATAGAGCTATTCCTATGGATTCTAGCTCCAGTCTAAAAGAATTTTCTGTAGACAGAAAGAAATATCACAAGAAATATATTCTTGGTGAGAAGGTTGAAGATGATGAAAACAAAGCTGCCACAATGGGTAGAGTTGTAGAAACATTATTGTTAGAACCAGAAATGTTTGAGAGTAGATTTCATATGTCTACATGTGAAAGTGCTCCAACAGGATTGATGAATGATTTTGTAGAAGCATTGTACAAAAGAACTGTAGAAGCTACAGATGTATTTGGTGAAGTGAGTAGAACATTTGAAGATATCTCTAAAGATGCTTATGTAGATTCTGGATTTAAAATCAAATATGAGGCTGTGATGAATAAATTTATTGATTCTGAAGCACAGGTATATTATGATGAAATTCGTATTGTTAGAACTAAAGGACTCACTGTAGTAACATCTAACGACATGAACAATGCAGAACGTATTGTTAATGAGCTTAGAAATAACTTTGTTACTAGAGATGTAGTTAATTTAGTTAAGAGTGCTCGTTATGATGTGTATAATCAATATCAAGTGGAGGGTTTTGATGTACTGGGATTAAAGTGTAAAGGTATGATGGATAAGATTATTGTAGATCATGAAAAGAAAACTTTACAAATATATGATCTAAAATGTACTTGGAGTGTTGAAAATTTCTATGAAGAATATTATCTTTATAGAAGAGCATACATCCAAGCATATGTCTATTGGCAAGCAGGATTAACTATTCTAAAAGATTTAGGAATAGAAGATTATACTCTTGAGTATCCTAGATTTATTGTCTGTGATTCTACAAACTATATGAATCCGTTGATTTATACATTAACACTAGAAGATATGTCAGATGCTCTTATAGGTTTTACTCATAAAGGAAGAACTTATCCAGGTGTAGGACAGATTGTAGAAGATTTACAATGGGCTAAAGATACAGACACATGGAATATTTCTAAAACACGTTATGAATTAGGAGGAGTTGTAAATATTAAACAGTAAATAATAATGGAGTTAAAGAAAACAATTACTAGTATTTTCATGGTTCCAACATTGAAAATTGATAGAGAAAAGTTAAGAGACAATGGTTTTCTAAATGGTTATTCCATAGATAAAAGAAGAGATGCACAATATGAAGGGTGCATCTATCTTCTTTTTAAACCTGAAAATCTTGATAAATTTCGATTATTTCTAGATGGGGAATATGAAAGAACTAAAACTGTAATAGATGATTATGATTATGAAGATGGATTTGTGGTTATAGTTTATAAACTTGATACTAAATGGAAAAAAGATTTTACATTAGTTCGAAAAGGTTTATATTCTCAAACTACTAAAGAATTCCAAAATATATTTCCAAAGATTATTAAAGCAGATAAGAAAAGAAGAATAGAGAAAGATCAACTTTCTTTACAATTTAGAGTGTTTACAAAATCTCCTGAACTTATCGAATATTGGGAAAATAAATTAGATGTTATATTTACAGATGATATGGAATTATGGGATGGGTTTATTATAGAAAATGAAACATTAGATTTAGAAAAACTAAAACAAGAAGAAACAGTATGAGCAGTAAAGAAATATTAGATGCAAATCCAAAAACAGCATCATTGATACATGATTATTATTTAAATAGGATGCTAGATGCATTAACTGATGATTCACTTCCTCTAGAATTTAAAGAATTTGCTAAGGAGAAAGGTTTACCTTTTGAAAACATTGTAGCAATGTTAGAAGTTAATCCTAGACAGCTTATAGATTTCTTTGATGATGAAGAAATATTCATTAACGTGTATACATCACATGGTAAGTTTTTTCTATATGACATTTTAAATGATCGTAAAACTTTATCACATGAAGCTCCTACTAGAAAAGAAGCTGAATTAGAAGGTGTAAAACTTGCTATTGAGCTATTTGAGAATAAACTAAATTCATTAGAAAAAACTAATGAAGAAAGTTAATAATAATTTTAAAAATAATTTGGTTATGAAGGTCTGCATCGGTAATTTGCAGACCTTTTCTTTTAAAAATTTAAACAAAAAAACAATATGGATTTAGGATTACAAGCTTTGAGCGCGGTCACTGTGTTTTCAAAATACGCAAAGTATTTACCTAGTAAACAACGTAGGGAAACTTGGGATGAAATTGTTAATCGTTATGAGGACATGATGATTGCGAAATACCCAATGATGTCACAAGCAATTGTAGAAACAGCAAAGATGATTCGTGAAAAAAAGATCTTACCATCTATGAGAGCTCTACAGTTTGCTGGCCCAGCAGCTGAAGTAAATAACGCTCGCATCTATAACTGTTGTTATCTTCCTATTGATAGCTTACATAGCTTTTCAGAATCTATGTTTTTATTATTAGGAGGTACAGGTGTAGGATATTCAGTACAAACACATCACGTTAGTGAACTACCAGACATCACTAAACCAGGTAAAGCTCGCACCTACCTAATTGAAGATAGTATTATGGGATGGGCTGATGCTGTGAAGGTGTTAATGAAAGCTTATCTAGAAGGTGGATTTATGCCTAAGTTTGATTTCCGTGCTATTCGTGAGAAGGGTGCTACGTTAGTAACAGCAGGAGGTAAAGCACCAGGTCCAGAGCCTCTTAAGCTTTGTCTTACGCACGTTCAAGCTATCCTTGATAGAAAGATTCCAGGAGAGACATTAACAAGCTTAGAATGCCACGATATCATGTGTCACATTGCTAACTCTGTGTTAGCTGGTGGTATCCGTAGAAGTGCTATGATTGCTTTGTTTGATCATGATGATGAGTCTATGATTACTTCTAAGTATGGCAATTGGTGGGAAACAAATGAACAACGTGGACGTGCTAATAACAGTGCTATATTAAAACGTGGAGAAATTAGTGAAGAACAATTCAAAGCTCTATGGAAACGTGTAGAAGCATCAGGATCTGGAGAACCAGGATTGTATTGGAGTAATAACCAAGATTGGGGAACTAACCCATGTGTAGAAATTGCTTTGCGTCCTTATCAATTCTGTAATTTAGTTGAGGTAAATGCATCTCATATAGAAGATCAAGAAGACTTAAATGCTCGTGTGGCAGCTGCTTCTTTCTTTGGTACTTTACAAGCAGGATTTACAGATTTTCATTACTTACGTCCTATTTGGGCTAAGACAACACAGAAAGATGCTCTATTGGGTATTGGTATGACAGGTATTGGTTCAGGAGAAATCTTGAAATACAATCTTGAAATTGCTGCTGAAGTAGGAAAAGCTGTAAACCAACTAATTTCTGCAAAGATTGGTACAAATGAAGCAGCTCGTATTACATGTATTAAACCTGCAGGAACTACATCTTTAGTGTTAGGAACAGCATCTGGTATTCATGCTTGGCATAATGACTATTATTTACGCACAATGCGTTTTAATAAGAATGAAGACATTGCTGTATATCTAATGGCTAATCATCCTGAGCTGTGTGAAGATGATGTGTTACGTCCTACAGATACTGTATGTGTACGTATTCCAGTGAAGGCACCAGAAGGTTCTATTCTTCGTACAGAAACTCCTATAGATACATTAGAAAGAGTTAAAAGATTTTCTACAGAATGGATTAGAACAGGACATGTTAATGGTGATAATACACATAACGTATCAGCTACAATTTCTATTAGGGATAATGAATGGGAAATGGTAGGAGATTGGATGTGGGAAAATCGTGATACATATAACGGATTATCTGTATTAAACTACTGGGGAGGTACTTACGCCCAAGCACCTTTTCAGGACATTACAGAAGAAGAATATAATAAACGAATTGTTACACTTAAAGAACTAGATTTAACAAATGTCAGAGAAGCAGAAGACCAAGTTAACTTTAACGAATCAGTTGCATGCGGAGGCGGGGCATGTGAAGTTATCTAAACCATTGAGTAGAGAATTCTTAGTAAGCAGAGGAATATGTTGTGGGAATATGTGCAAAGAATGTCCATATTATCCACGACATACAGCAGGGACAACTCAAAAATATTAATTTCCATGGTGAATTTAATTTGATTGTGAATGGATTACAAATAGCCTAGGTGTTTTACGTCTAGGCTATTTCTTTTTTAATCAATTATTCGTAAATTTATACATACAAAAAAACATAATGAAATGGCAAAAAAACAAGAAGCAAACACTGGAAAATCCAAATTCCAGGAGGCATTAGATGCACTCAATAAAAAATATGGAGAGGGTACTATTCTATCTTTAGGTGATAAAAGTCATAATGATTATGATCTTATTTCTACAGGATCTATTGCATTTGATTACATTGCTTTAGGTGTAGGGGGTTTTGTTAAAGGTAAACTTTATGAACTTGTAGGCTGGGAAGGTTCAGGAAAATCTACTATCTGTGGTCATGCTGCAGCTAATTGTCAAAAGAATGGTGATAAAGTGTTATACATAGATGGCGAACATGCTGTTGATCCTAATTACTTTACAGCATTAGGTGTAGATATTTCTAAGATGTTAATTGCTCAACCATCACATGGCGAAGAAGGTTTTCAGATTGCTCTTGATATGATTGAGACTGGAGAAGTTGGTCTTGTTATTATAGATTCAGATTCATCATTGATTCCTAAAAAAATACTAGATGGTGATATTGGTGAGAGTTCTATTGGTAGAAAAGCTAAACTTAACAGTGATTCATATCCTAAGTTAAAAGGTGCACTATCTAGAAACAACACATGTGTTATTGTTGTAAGTCAATATCGTGAGAAGATTGGTATGATGTTTGGTGATCCTAGAACAACTCAAGGTGGTCATGCATTAAAGTTCTATGCTGATGTACGTATCGAAGTTAGTAAAACTCTTGCTAAAGAAGGTACAGAAGCATACGGTAATCTAACTAAGATTAAAACCATCAAGAACAAAATGGCTCCTCCACTTAAGGCAATAGATTTTGAAGTTGTGTTTGGTCAAGGTATTGATAAATTCCATGAGATAATGACATTAGGTAGTGAGCATGACATCTTACGTAAATACGGTAAGACTATCACTTACAATGAGACAAAGTATTCATTAGATGAATTTAGAACATTGCTCGAAGATAATGATGAGTTCTTTGATAAGTTACGTAAAGATATTATTGATGTTATTAATAGCACAGAAAAAGAAATTGTAAACAAAATAAACGAAATAGAAAATGAAGATTTTATTCAAGAAGTTAGTGCAGGAAGCACAGAAGCCTAAGTTTGGTAAGCCAGGAGATGCAGGTGCAGATCTTACAGCTACATCACAAACAATACATGATGATGACTACTATCACACAATAGTGTATGGTACAGGGATTGCTGTAGAAATACCAGAAGGAATGGTGGGACTTGTTTTCCCACGCTCCTCTATAAGAGATAAAAATCTTATAATGAGTAATTCTGTAGGTGTTATTGATAGCGGTTACAGAGGTGAGATTATGGTAACATTTAATGTTATAGATCCAAAGTTAGAAATGAATGTTCCTAATCGTTATGATGTAGGTGATCGTATTGCTCAATTAGTAATCATGCCTGTACCGTTAGTACAATATACAGAAGTAGAAGAATTATCAGAAACAGAAAGAAACACATCAGGACATGGATCAACGGGAAATTGATGAAAGATTAAAAGGATCTACTTTAAGAGAAGATGATCCTTATGGAGCAAAAAAAGTGTGGAAAGCAATACACGATAGGGAAATGGTTAATCATCCCGATCATTATCAAGGTAATAAAATGGAAGTTATAGACATCATAGAAGACTATGAACTTGGTTTCCATTTAGGTAATGCTATCAAGTATATCCTTAGAGCTGATAAGAAAGGTAATACTAAACAGGACCTACAGAAAGCTTTATGGTATATCCAACGAGAGATAGATCGTGAAGACGTGTAGTGTAGAGGGTTGTGAGAATCGTATATGGAGTAAGGGTTTATGCTTGAGTCACATCAAGCGTAAACCTATTACACCAAAGCGTGAAGGACTTTTGCAAGTGAAGAAAGATCACATGGTGCAGAAAGAGAAAATTAATATAATGAGAGCTTTCTTTATGGAAATATGGAAAAAAAGAAAACATTATTCAGAGGTTAGTGGAGATTATTTAGGTTCTGAAGCAATGTCTACTTACTTTCATCATATTCTTTCCAAAGAAAAATATCCAGAAGCTTGTCTAGATGAAGAAAATATTATACTTTTGACTTTTCCAGAACATCAGTCTGTAGAGAATGATATGTATAAGTATGAAGAAGTTAATAAAAGACGAGAGTTGTTAAAACTAAAGTATGAAAGAACCTAATCGTGAACGTAAGCAAGAGATTAAATACAATGTTAATCTTAACGAGGAACAAAAAGAAGCTAGAAAACTAATTGTAGAGAATCAAATTGTGATTGTCACAGGTAGAGCTGGTTCTGGAAAGAGTCTAGTATGTGCATTAGCAGCACTAGATTTCTTGAATAAAAAACAATGTAATCACATCTTCATCACTCGTGCTACTATAGAAGTTGGTAATTCATTGGGATATCTTCCAGGAAGTCTAGATGATAAATTCAATCCTTATTTAGAAGCATTCCAAGAAAACCTGGTTAAGTGTGCTGATAAAATAAAGATTCAAGCTATGGTAAAAGATGAACGCATTGTAGCTTATCCTGTACAGTTTATTCGTGGTAAAACGATTGATGATATTTTAGTAGTTGAAGAAGCACAAAATCTTACAAAGGCTGAAATGCTTGCTATTTTAACTAGACTTGGTAAAACTGGTAAGATTATTGTTAACGGAGATAACGAACAAAAAGACATTAGAGATAGCTACAATGGACTTAGTTTTGCTATTGATCTCTCTAAGAAGATTGATGGTATTAAATGGATCAAATTAAAAGAAAACCATAGATCAGATCTTGTTGGGCAAATTTTAGACTACGAATATAATAATTAATCTTATGAACAAAAGAACCTTAATTAGAATTACAATTGCTTGTGCTTTATTAACACAAATAAGTCATGCTGCTCATGTATTTTACATTCTATCAACTCCTGAAACTTATTCATTAATAATGAGTTGGGTGTTTGCTGTTAGTTTAGAAACAAGTATATATTTGTTTACAATGTATGGTAGAAAAAATACAGCATTGTTTTTTGGTATAATCTCTTGGAGTGTTAATATTTTAAATTATTGGTTTGAAATAGGGTTTACACAAAAGTTTGTAGCAATGAATATAATTAGTGCAATTATTCCTATTACAATATATTTTTATTCAGAACTAATTCAAAAAGAAAGAAGAACAATTAAAACAATTAAACAATGACACAACAAGTTTATACAGACTTAGAGAGTCGTAAAACCAAACAATCAATGACAAACCAATTTTTCTACACCCGTAAAGAGGGAGACAAAGAGTTTACAGACTCTTTTAATGTAAACAAAGTAATCCGTAGCATTGCTTTTGATGATGAGCTAGTAATATTACTAGATGATATTCATGAACGCGTTGAGGAGGTTCCTACACACAATCCTAAAACTGGTAAGTTAGTAGGTGTACAACGTAAGCGTGACATCTTTCAATCAGATATTCATTTGAAAGGTGATGATATTGCAAGATTTAAAAAACTAACTAACATTGAATTCTAATGAAAGATTTTAAACAACTACGTGGTAATAGATTGTTACTAGACCTTCCTAAAAAAGAAGAAGGTAAACTTATTGTGGATGAGAACACAAAAGAAGCTCTTGAGAAAGAGATGATGCAGAAGCTTAATAAACTTACAGTGTATGCTGTAGGTGATCTTATTACAGACATTAAGGTGGGTGATGAGATTTTAGTAGATCCAGCAGCTCTACAGAAGTCACCAGTGATTCCTATTGCTGGAGAGAATAAATTATTAGTTTCTCCTTTCGACGTGATTTTGATATGGGGTTAGAAAAATTACCATTCATTAGTGCAAAATGCATC